ATAATATTCTTCCATCCTCAGAAAATCCCACCTTTGTAAGCGTTGTTATCCAACATCCAAAAAATAGAATTGTCAAAAATATAGAAAATGCAACATATCATATTGTACATCAAGGCTGGGTAAATCCAGATGGAACTATTAAAATATCCGAAAGTACCGACAGTATTCAAAAATACAATTTAAACGCAATTCGGGGAGCTAAAAATGTTGAAGGATGGGTTACCCAACAATCAAAAGAACGTGGTTTTGGTTGGCAAGGTCTTGTTCTCAAAGATGGAAATGGAAAACGTTGGCGTATACGCAGCCAAGTTTATGAAACTGTTCGTCGTATTCGTGGAAATGAATCAGGAAGCAATGAAAGATTTGCACGTCTTCGTCTCGCAAATACTGTAGACCAATACTTAGTATTTTACCCAGAAGATCGTGAAATCTTCTACACTTTAGAAGGAAATCTTCGTAAAAATACACGACAACTCTTACACTTTTACAAGGAAACATTTCGCACACATAAAATACAATATAAACAACTTCCTTGGCCTTACAAACATCATGTAAGTGTTCTTCACAATCTTTACAAAGATATGCTTAGAAGTAAAAATGAATTCATTGATTTACCAACAGTTATACGTTATGTAAATGGACTTTCTGTTGATGATTTAATTAATATGTGTAAAGTGCATAATATTACTTTAAAAAATCCTGTGGAAACCGAAACAAAAGAAGGAGTATAAACGGTATATTCAGTTAAATAACTAGAAATTATGGCAGACATAGTATATGTTACAGCCATATATAATGTACAAAATTATCGTTCAAACGATTCTATATTTACAGATTTTGCTCCATTTTTAAAATCAAATTTTTCAATAGTACTTTTTACAGATGAAGTCAGTATTCCAAATGAAATTGCTAAACATCCATCTTTAACAATCATCCATGTTCCAAGATCTGAAATAAAAAGTTTTCAGTTTTCAGAAGATACTGTATTACCATCCCAAAGAAATCCAGAAAAAGATAACCTTCCTTTTTTAAGTTTAATGAATGCTAAAACTGAATTTATAAAAAGAGCAGCTGAAAAATTTCCTGCAGAAGCCTATGTTTGGTTTGACGCAGGAATTCTAAAAATTTCCAGACATCATGATCGTTTTGTTGAACGTATGGGAAAATTTTATGAATCCTATAAAATGTATCCTAATAAAATTATCATTCCAGGATGTATAAATCGTGAAAAAATTAATTTTTCACAGATGTTTTCCTTTCCAATTTGGAGATTTTGTGGTGGTTTATTTATAGTTCCGTATTCCTGCGCTGAAAATTTTTATGATCTTCATCGCGAACAACTTGAAATCTGCAAATCACTTGATTCACTCACATGGGAAGTTAATCTTTTTGCTGCAATTGAACGTGATCACCCTGAATTATTCCAATGGTATGCAGCCGATCACAACGATACTATCGTATCTGTTCCTGTTCCTAAAAAGGAAAAAAGAGTTATTCTTCTTTCAATGATTAAAAATGAAAATAAAATCATAAAACGTTTAATTGAATCTGCTTTACCTATTTCAGATGCAGTATGTATATGTGATACAGGATCAACAGATAATACTATTGAAATTTTAACAGATTATTTCAAAGACTTTAAAGTTCCTACTAGAATTTTCAATGGATCTGAACATCTTTGGAAAAATTTTGGTTATAATCGCAGTCAAAGTTTCTTAGCTGCTGTGCAAATGTGCAAAGATCTCGGTTGGGATCTTGATTCAACGTATGCACTTGCTATGGATGCAGATATGCAACTTGTCGTTTTACCTTCCTTTTCAAAAGATGAGTTGACTGCAATCGGTTACAAGATGATTCAAAAATCTCATAGTCTTGAATACTATAATAGTCGTTTTTTATGTTTAGGACATCCTTGGACTTGTACAGGCGTTACACATGAATACTGGGATGGTGGCGAAACTGATACATTAACTCCCGATAAGATCTATATTTCCGATATTGGTGATGGTGGTTGTAAATCCGACAAATTTGAACGTGATGTGCGTCTTTTGGAAGAAGGTCTACGAGAATCACCAAATAATCCTCGTTATCTCTTTTACTTAGCTCAGAGCTATAAAGATAGTGGAAATCCTCAAAATTTAGACAAGGCTATAGAAAATTACAAAAAACGTGTGGAAGTTGGTGGATGGTACGAAGAAACTTGGTATGCAATGTATGTTCTCATGAAACTTTACGCTGAAAAAAAGGATTATCCAATGATGGAAATGTGGGGTCAAAAAGCCTATGAATTTAGAAAAGAAAGAGCTGAAAATTTACTCTATTTATGCAGACACTTTAAAGATCGTAGACAATATTTGAAAGCATGGCATTATTATCAACTTGGTTGTGATATAAAAAAACCAAACGATTTATTATTCCTTGAACCTGATGCATATGGAAGAGCCTTTGATTATGAAAAATGTATAATTCATGATTACGTATTTCCTCACAAAAAAATAGATTCCTGTAGAATTACTATAGATTATGCAAATAAATATAATGACATGTCACTGTATGGAAATTTGAGATGGTTTGTTGAAAAAATTCCTGGAACTGTTCGCAAACTTTATTTTCAAGATATTGGGGACTACGTTGCAAGCAGCACTTGCATGTTAAAACAATCTGATGGATTTTACAGACTCAATGTTCGCTATGTGAATTACAGAATTCAGCCAGATGGAAGCTATTTAATGATGGAAAATGGGAACTTGAGCGGTGGAAATCCAGTTCGCACTGAAAATTATACATGTTTGATGGATCCCGATATGAATATTGTAAGCCCTTTGAAAAAGATGGAAATAAAAGATCATCCACGTCACCATGCGCATATTAAAGGATTTGAAGATGTGCGTATTTTCAGCAGATCTGACGGAACTACACAAGTTTTTGGAACTTCCATAGAATATTCCCACGATGGCAAGATCCGTCAAGTCAGGGGAACTTACAATCCAGAATCTGGAATAATTGAAAATACAGTTTCTATGGCTCCACCAAATCCAACAGACTGTGAAAAGAACTGGATTCCTTACAAGGATGATAAAATAATTTACAGCTGGCATCCATTTCAAATAGGATCCGTAGATAAGGATAACAAGCTTTTCATAGAAAGTGTTCAGCAAACTCCTAAATTTTTAAGTAATATGCGTGGATCTTCAACGCTTGTTAAAGATGGTGATTATTATTATGGTATCACACACTGTGTAATTTATCAACAACCACGTAAATACTATCACATGGTTATAAAAATAGATGCAAGAACTGATGCATTAGTCGGTTACACTGTGCCATTTTTCTTTTTAAATAATGCAATTGAATATGTTTTGGGATTTGAAAAACGTAGCGATAAATATACTGTAATTGTTTCACAAAATGATCGTCATCCTGTGATGATTGACTTTGAAAATAAGGATGTCAGCTGGTATACTATTTAAGATTTAAATTTATTAGCTTGATTTAAAAGATGATTTCCGTAGGAAAAGACTTGACGGAGTGCGATTTTCTGAATTGGTTCCATGATTGGATAAACTGAATTTGTAAGCCAGTCTGCAATGTCACGTTTTCCTTTTAAACATGCGTGAAGATAGACTTTCTGAAAAATAACAGGCCAATCATGTTCCCGATCATCTTGCAAAAGATTTTCAAGACAAATCTTCAAAAATTCAAGATTATTTTGCTCTACGTGTTTTTTACAGTCTCTGATAATTTCAGTATCGGCCATTCTAAACCTAGTATGGGAAACATTTTAGGTTTAGAATGCAGAAAGAATGAGTGCTCTGCAAACTGCTGCAATCATATTATTAGTCGTTGCGTTTCTTTTGACTGGATTTGCAGGATTGATGGACATGTCTTACAATCAATTCCAAATCACTCGTCAACATGCATGGAATGATGGACTCTTTTTAGGAATTGTCGCTATTGCTCTTTTAATTTTTGATGCTAAAAAGTAGAAGAATGAGTGGATTACCTAGTTATTTAGCTACTTTACAATCTCCTCCTGCACCAGCCTTTGCATCAGCTCCGTCAACACCAGTTGGACAAACAATTCAAACATCAGCAAACCCTCCAGGTGCACCACCAAGATTAATTATTCCTGATAGAGAAAATGTTGTTTTTAATAATTTTAACATGCGTCCATTTCCTCGTATAAGACGTAGACCATTAAATATGCGTGCACTTTTAAATAATAACAATAACAATAACAATAACAATAACAATAATAATAATTCTAATAAAAACACTATTATTGGTAATTCAATAGAATATAAATCAAATTTAAATAATATGAACTTAAATTTGAAAAAAATAACTTCAAATTATTATAATAAATCAAATAATGAAGAAAAAAAATATAAAAGATCTGGGAGTAAACGTAAAATAAGTAACATATCAACACGTAAAGCAAAAAGGGGTGGAAAACGTAAGACAATTAAAAGACGCAAATCAATGAAGCGTAAATAAATACAGCAACTGATTTAATTCAGCCAACATTTCATCACGTATATTAACTAAATCAGTATCGGTTGGTTTCAAACCTTTGACTAAATCAGTCTGTAAATAAGAAATACAGCCTTTGATAAATTTAATAATAGTAGATTCTGATAAATTGGAAACTTTTATAGTATTTGTTTTAGAAGTCATGCGGGGTCTTCCATATTTTCCCATATAAACTTCCACATATTTATCAATATTTTCATCCAAAGCATCTATAACTCCATCAGTTGCCTTGTGACGACTAAAACTCTTTGTTTGCCAATGATAGAGCTTAATTTGCTCTCTCATTGTAAAAAAATATTGTATATCTTTACCACTCATTTACTTATCTATTATAGATCTGCATTTTATTTTTTAACAGTTGCGGTTGGTCTACGAACAATACGTCTTGTTCCAAGAACTTCAACTTGTTTTGTTGGTTCTGCTGCTGCAACCTCTCCTTGTGTTAAACCATTCCATTGATCTCTCCAAGTTTGAAACATTGCTTCACAAGCTGCTGCTGCAGATTTTAGAGCAAAACGCGCAGATTTTTCATCACCGTCTGAAACACCTATACGAAGAACCATTTCATCACGTAATGGATGTGGAATATCATATCCTGCAAATGTAATATTGTCTTTTCCTACAAGATTTTGATCTATCCATGCTTGTAATAAATGTCCTAATGTGTGATCTTGACGTTGAAAGACAATATCATATCCTAAAAGTTGTGTGTCTGTACGTTGAATTACAACATCTTTTGGTAAATTGTCAATCACAAAACGTTTACAAATTTCAATACCTTTTTCACATGCTGCTAAAACAACCTTTTGACATTCTAATGGTCCAATAGATTCCATAGTAAAATCAAAACTGTATGGCTCACCTGCTTCATCTTTTAAATAACAACGGTTAATTTGAAGTGTGTTAAATTCTCTCATAAATTCACTCTTTTTTTGCTTATATTCATCCTTGTCTAAAAGAGATGGATCTGAAAACATCTTTGTATATGTAACCCATTTGTCAAAAGTTTCTTTAATATGTTCAGGATTTGTATCTAATGTGTAAGAGTAAGCACATTGAGAGGTTGGAATAAATCTTGCATGTTGACGTCCAATACCTGTTGTGGCTTTGGCTTCTATATGAATTTCTTCAGGTTTTCCACCAGGTAATAGTGGTTTTAAAGTTGCTATTAAACATGTGTCATTTGCTCCACTGATTTGTTTACTAGTTCTATCTGCGCTTGATAAACTTGGTCTGAAGAAATCACGAGAACTTACTTCCACAGTTTCATCACCTCTTTTTTCAAGAACTTTAAAGTCTGAAGCAAAGACATCCATAACTTTTTCAGTGTCGTTAATTTTGTGTAAAACGAATGTATATTTTTCAGAATCCCAGGTCTTTGGATCTGCATAGATTGGTAAAAGGCCAATTCTGTGAGCCAACATTTCATTGGTCATTGGTGTAGAATTTGAAAGAATTTTAACATCAGTTGTTGATCCGTCACTTCCAATATCTGCGCGAAATCCGACAGTTTCCACATAACTTATACAAAGTCTTCTTAAAGTATTTGCATAGGCTACGTGAGTTGGTGAGAGTTGAAATTTGGCAAAGTTACCACTGAATTTTACGTTTTTAAACACAGGTTCCATTTTAGTTGTTGTGTTCTACCTGATTAGAATTGGCAATCAATTTTAAGCAGATCATGGTGCGCCGTTTTTTGATTTGTTAGACTCTTTTATACAAAGAGAAAGAGGGTTACCTGTAACAATGAGCAATCCTCAACATATTTGTTTTTATAGTAATCGCTGTCGTTGGTCGGAAGCTTTCATAAAAGCTATAGCGGATACACCATTTAAGTCCGAAGTTAGATTTGTTTGTGTTGATCCTGGTCCAAATGGACAAAGACCACAACTCCCTGGATTTTTGAAAAAGGTACCAACACTTGTTGTGCGTGGTGAAGATGAACCCCGAACTGACGGAGGTGTTATGAATTGGCTCGCTGAACGTAAACTTCTTGCTAAACCTTCTGGTGCTGCCGCTGCAGCTGCCGCAACCGAACCAGAACCATGGGTCGGTAACGAAATGGGAGGATCTTACACAAAAGGGTTCAGTTTTATCGGCGCAAATGATACAAATGTAGCACCTATGGGAAATTTTGAATTCTTAGGCTCTCCCGGAACACGTACAGCCTCAGATATTCCAAATGGAGGTCTCGGTGCTAGAGGTGATACAAGTAAATCAAACAAAGAAAAGTTGTTTGATAAGCAAATGGAAGAATATATGAGACAACGTGGAGCTACTGTACAAGGTCCACCGTTACGTCAGTAAGGTGCGTTCGTAAATACTTAAATGTGTTTTACCATTCTAAAGTAGTTAAGTAACAAGAATGTCTGCACCATCTCCTCTTACAACTTTTGGAAATATGCTCATCCGTTTTTTTGAAGAATTACGTGATACCTTTCCTGAAGAAAAAGAAGTCAAAGCTGCCTTAGAAACTATACAAAATGCAAAAAAAATAAATCCAAGACTTATTTTGGACATGTTTTACGAACATATTGCAATACCTTTACGTGAACCGATTGCAAAAGAAGATTTTGAAGCTGTTGTAGCTTATGCACGTGAAAAAATTAACGTACAATTTAACGAAATTTTACCAGCTATTGCTATTTTTGATCGTCATTGGGCAACTTTAGGCGATGCAAATCGTCAAGCCATTTGGAAATATTTAAAAGTATTAATTGTTCTCGGTGATAAAGCTAAAAATGTGCGTGTCTAAGTTTCTGAAGCACATTGTGCAAGACCGTCCACAATATATTGATTAAGTTCCGCGGTACTAATTGTTTCATATTCATAAATAATAGTGCGAAAGAAAAAGACTTCGTAAATGGCTAAAATCAAAATAAACATTAGATTTTCAGAAATCATTCGTTTCCACGGAACAATCCACTGATTCCATCGCACGTATGCGACAGAACCAGCGCAAATTGCAGCACAAATTACAGAATACATACATGACCAAAGTAAAAGACGTTGATTATGTGCATCTCTTTCACGTAATGCTGTGAAACCTGCTTGATCAATTACAGTCTGATTTTCAGTAATCTGTAAAAATTCAGAAATAATCCATTTTGTTTGGTTACTCCATCCTGCAGAACAGTTTGAAACTAGTGGCTGATAATATGTATCAATTGTTTTCAGTATTCCTTCATTTTCAGATTTGTTTACGTAAAGAAAATAAAAAAGGGTTTCAAAAGCTGAAATCAGTAAAAGATGAAGACTTCCTTTGAATATGAATAAAAAACAGAGTACTTTTTTGGAACGACTTTTTTTGTAAGTTTTTTCAGGCTTTGAAATTTCTAAAAGTGGTTCATCATTATCCTGTATATGTGGTAATGTCGGGATTAATATAGGCGTTAATGCATTTTCAGATTCAGATCTATGAAGAACTAAAAATGAGTCTGAATATGAAACAGCACGTTTCATTCCTGTTTGAGTCTAGTTGTTTCAGTAATTTTTAGACTACATAAAAATATTTTTCATATTTAGAAAGGTAAATAATGTTAAAAGAATATATATTATATGATGGAACCAAATTTAATACTGTAATTATACCTAAGGGAACACTATTATTTCGTGGTGTACATTTAGAAGATTCTGATAATAATAGTAAATTATTTGGAGAATTAATTGGTTATGGATCATCTGGTAAATATACTATAGAGTCAACACAAAATGTATTTTTTTATCCAGTTCCATTTGTGTCACAATGTGTTGATCAGTTTAATATTCATGTATTATATTTTACAAATTATGATATTGAACTTTTATTAATGATAAAACCATCATATGTTCATAGAGGTATGCGAAAAGAAAGTAAAAATCCTCTTTCAATACTCTTTAAAACATGTAAAGAACTTGGACAACAAAGTGATGATCCATGCTTAACACCATATTGTATAGAACATTTTCCACAAATTAAAGGGTATATTGCTATTGCAAATACAGATAAAGATCGTTTTTTTATTCAATATAAAAAATTTATGGAGAAAAATATTGATAAATTGGATTATGTTTTGTCATCAATGTGCAGTAATAGTAGAGAATCTATAGGAATTCCTGAAATTGTAATACATCCGTTACATTTAAGAAAAAATGAGGCTGAAATTATTAGACATACATTATGGAATTCTCAAGATATAATTAATTATACAAAAAAATTCAGAGCAATGTATAATTTTTTTCCATTTTTATATATTTCATCAAATCATACATATAATTTTAATGAGATTGGTGATGATACTAAAATAGACATTATGAAACAAGATGAAGTTGATGGAAATCCTATCCAACAAAAACTTTTTAAAAATATTCAAAATGCATTAGATCAGTTATTATCACCAGAAGGACTAAATATTTCAGGTATAGTCTATAAATGTACAGTTGATTTACAAACTGGATTTTATAAAATAATAGAAATAAATAACTCTTCAAATAATACTTTAAAAAATAATAAATCTAAAATGAATATTTTTAATGCTTACAATGACACAAAAACTATACTACCATTTGAATATCCTACAAAAAATAAATTAAAAATAATGAGAACTATTGGATTAACAACTGAAAGTTTGCCATTAGATATTCATGAAAAGAATTTAAATTTACAGGGGCTATCAATTGATAAATCTTATATTTTTGATAAAGGTAAAAAAAAATATTTAGAAAAATATAAAATAAATGATGTATTAACAAGACCCGAATTACAAAAAAGTAAGAAAAAAATAAATTTAAAAAAGACAATGAAAAAACGGTCTTTGTAGAGATGCCACGCAAGGCTTATGGTGTAATGAACGCAGCTGACTTACATGTTGTACGTGCTTCTGTTTTTTTGATTTTGTTTTGGGTTGCTTTGTGGAACTTGACTGAAATAGTAATTCAGTGGGTTGAAGAAAAATACAGTATTCCTCGCTGGAAAATTTATGTTGGAATTGTAATATTTATTTTGACTTTTATTGTTTTGGATCCGTATACTTTTGAAAAATTATAAACTTCGTTTAGTTTTGAAAAACTATAAATTTCAGCGTAAAACAGCGTAAAGACTCTTTTCAGCAGAGATCAGAGATGGGTGATATTGGTAAACTCTTTCAAGACAAATATACTGAATTCTGCCAAAAACTTCAAGCAACTCTTCCCGAACTTGGTCCACAAATTTCAGCAGCCGCTGTATTTTCAGCTGAAGAAAGATCTGCAAAATTTGTCGCTGATGTTCTTCCAAAATGTTCTCCAACCAGAGATTCAGCCAAAAATCCAGAAACTGTATTACCAGGTGTAACAATTTCAGATCAACTCTGGGATAGCTTAGGTGATGGATCCAAAAAAGCAATACAAGAATATTTAACAATTATGTCCATGTGTTGTCTCTACGATGGAAAAAATCCTGGAATTGACCTTTCAGGAGTTTTTACAAAAGAATTTACAGACAATATTTTCAGCGGAATTCGTGACAAGATCGGAGGACTCAACTTTGAAGAACTCACAAAAAAGATGACAACTCTCTTTGGCGAAATGGGGCCTGATAAAATGCCAAAACTTCCCGAACGATTCTTAAAAGGTCATCTAGCTAAATTAGCCGAAGAACTCGTAAAAGAATTCAAACCTGAAGACTTTGGTCTCAGTACTGAAGAACTCAAAGCATGTGATACAGATCCTTCAAGAGCATTCACTCTTTTAACAGAAATTTATACAAAGAAACCAGAAGTTCTTCAGAAAGCTATTCAACGAATTGCTTCTAGATTACAAGAGAAAGTAAGACGTGGAGAAATTCGTCCCGATCAAATTGCAGCAGAAGCTGAAGAACTTATTAAAGAATTTAGTGGAAATGGTTCCTTTGTTGAATTAATGGAAAGTTTCAGATCCACTTTTGGAATGGAAGATCCAGATTTAGCTCGTGATATTGGTCGTGATGGTGATGCACGTCGTAACCTTGTCAAAGAAAGACTTCGTAAAAAGATGGAAGCCAAAAAGGCTGGAAAGAAGTAAACAGTATCTGGTTAGAGAGGCAAACCAATGCCAAAAAAAAACGGAGTATGTGAAACATTATGGATAGAGTCACCAAGTCAACTTCTTGGAACTACTCTTACTGTTGGAGACATTTGTGAAAGTAATAACATAAATGCTTTTACAAGATCTTTAATTATCGCTGTTCTTCTTGCTGCAGTTCTAAGTCCATTTATGGGCATTTCGGGTCTTGTTGTTATTCTACTCATACTTATGTTTTTATATGGACCTTGGCTCTTTGCTAAAATAAACAAAGATCAACGCACTGTTGAAGTTGCCAAAGCAGTTCCTACAAAAGAAGGATTTGAAGGAGCTGATATTCGTCCTGATTTAAAACCTGCACCAGCCTTTCCACCAATATATACAAGTCCTGGTGTAGCTGTTGTAACAAGACCAACTGCTGCAAATCCTTTTATGAACGTCTTATTGGAAGAAATTAAGTATAATCCTACAAGACCTCCAGCTGATTCTGTAACAGATCCAAATAATACTGTTATTTTAGACGACTTTTTCCGTGTACAATGGAACAGTGATCCAACAGATGTTTTTGGACGTTCCCAAAGCCAAAGACAGTTTTACACAATGCCTAGTACAAGTATTCCAAATGATCAAGGAAGTTATCAGAACTGGTTGTATTTGATTCCTGGCAAGACTTGTAAAGAAGGTAATAGAGATGCCTGTTATCCTGGTACAAATGGTTCTCCTGTTACATGGCTTTCACAACCAAACTAATTTTTTATACAATAAATTAATCAAACACAATCTTATTTTTTAATTAATGGCTGTGTTTGAAGTGAAGCTTTTTTTAAACATGTGAATTTTTTGAGTGTTTTTCCTTTTCTTTTTAGAACTGAATTTACGCAGACTGCAATAGCAGCTTTTTCTTTTGCAGCTTTTGATTTATCTTTTCCACGGACTTTTATAGTTTTTCTGACAGATTTAATACAACTGCAAAATTTTTTTGCTTGTTTATTGCTTCTGGTTCTCATGTTTCTATATTGTTTTACGAATTAATTTCCCGGGTCATCCTTTTTGTTTCCTCTAACAGAAGCCAGAGATGGAAGTAAACCGTTTAACAAATGTCCGTGATGATATTTGTGCCATCCAACAATATTATAAACAATCTGTTGGACCAGGTAACTATTCTACAACATATTTAGTTCCTGATGCAAGAGTCGTCAACCCTTTATCAGTTGAAAGTCTCATCATGTATCCACGTGAAGGTTTCGGATACAACAACAAAAACATAAATGCAGACAGCATTTTAAGAAATCAACCAGGATTTATGAGTAAACGTTGTAGTACAAGACAACAAGCTCGTCCATTCTTAAGTGTACCATATATGGGTGGTGGTCGTGGTAATCCAGAAGTTGAAACACCATTATTACACGCTGAAATGAGTCGTATGGGTAAAGCTTGTGACACTGTAACTGAAACATTCTTCCCACAACAATACACACCTCTTGTACCAACCTTGGCTGCAACAATCCAAGATCCTAAATATTTAATTCCCGAAGTTGCTGCATCAGGATGGATTCGTGGTGGTTTACCAAGTCGTGAATATATCCGTAATGTTAACTGTTAAGCCTAATTTTATAGTAATAAAATCTCATATTTGAAAGATTATCTACCAAGTAGGAGATTTGACAATGTTGTCAGTAGGAGCAGCACCAGTAGACTATAAAGATGATCAAAGAGCAAAACAGAACTCTTGGATTCGTTCAGATAATTCTGCAGCATATGATCTAAATACACCAAACCGTGTTGTACATCAAAACTATTCAAGATCTGAAATGAATCTTGCAAGCCCACCACCAAAACGTCATATTTTAGGAATTGTTGGAGGAAATGATGTAAGCCAACTTGCAGGAAATCCTCAGGATATTGAATCTGATTTACGAGGACTTACAAGACCTTTGACAAACTGTCCAGAAAGAGAATATCATCCAACAAAGGCAGGTCAAGAAAAACTTGTATATGATAATCGTAAAACAAATATGAGTATTGATATACGTCCTATTCACTTAGCTGAATATCAAATGTGGGCTTATCCAACAGCTTATGCACCACTCCCTTTAAGAAAAGAAACTTGTGGTAGACCAGAAAAATATTAAACATGTAAATTATAAATCATTCTATTAATTTTAGTAAAGTTAATAGAATGAGTTCGTCTGAGATTATTAAAAAACGTCAGGATCGTGCTAACTTTATAGGGTCTGTAACGAAACAGCAAGCATTCAATCTTGGAATAACAAATTTTTTAAGAGGTGCAAATCAACCTGCAACAACATCTGGTCTTTTATCGGCTTCCGATGGAAGCACTGATGTTACACCAAATCAACTTGCTTTAACATTAGCAAAAAATTTAGGTTTAACAGATCAAATTTTACAGTTTGAACAACTTGTTGATCAGGGTATTACAACATCTGTTGCAGCTGTAGAGTTTAATCAAGTTGCATTAAGTAATCCTGAAACAGCCATAGAAGAATTTACTCCTGCTCCTCTACCCCCAGAACCTTCAGGTCCAACTGGAGCAGTAGGTATAGCTGAATGGGCTACTGGTTTATATTTTATTGGAACAAGTTTAACAGATGTAAAATCTTCTGCAATAGACTCCCAAGGAAATGTTTATATAACAGGAACTTATGTATCACCAGGTGTTTCAGTAAACATAAATAATATGAATGGTAATACGCAATCAGAATCATCTATTATATTACCAAGTACTCCAACATCTGGTTCAGCGTTTTTAATAAAATACAATTCAAATGGAATTGCACAATGGGCAACCTTTTTAGGAGGTTCTAGTACAATTATTAGTTGGTCAGTAGCTATAGATTCTTCTGATAATGTATATATTTCAGGACAATATCAATCTTCTTCAGCTGTAAATATTAAAGATGTAAGCGGTAATACACAAGTAAATTCACCATTTGTAACTTTACCTACCACATTAAATGCTGCTGCTTTTTTAATTAAATATAATTCAAATGGTATTGCGCAATGGTTTACATTTTTTAATGGATCAAGTGCAGATATTGCATATGCAATCACTATAGATTCTAGTGATAATATATTAATTACAGGTCAATATCAATCTACTTCGGCTGTAACATTATACAATGCTATAACTACAAATCCATCCTATACAGGAAATGGTATACAATTACCTTCAGTAACATCTTTAGCTGTATTTTTATTAAAATATAACTCAAATGGTACAATTATATGGGCTACTTATTTTAATGGTTCTTCACCTGATGCTGGTTTATCAGTTAAAACAGACTCTTTGAATAATATTTATTTGACAGGGTTTTATAACTCAACAACTATTGTTAATATATTTAATGCAATAACTTCTGGATCGTCTTATTCAAGTACAACTATTTCTTTACCAAGTGTAGGTGCTACTGCTAATATAGGTTTATTTTTAATTAAATATAATTCAAGTGGTAGTGCACAATATGCTACCATTATAAATGGAACAACACAAGAACAAGGACAATCTATTGCAATTGATTCATTTAATAATGTGTATTTAACAGGATTTTATAATACCTCTGCAGCTATATGTAATCCAGTTTCATCTGGAATAGTTAATGTGAGTTCTACCTCTTCAGTTACACTGCCAACAAGTACAGGTGGTTCTGTTATAATGTTAGTTAAATTTGATTCCAATTTATCAGCACAATGGGCTACATTTTTAGATGATACAAACTCAACTGCTAATGGTGAACAAGGCCAATGTGTTGCAATAGATTCATTAGATAATGTATACTTAACAGGATATTCAACTATTACAAGCACAATGACTATTCAAAATGCAAATGGTAATACACAATCTCCTTCCTCAATTACTTTACCCCCATCTACAATAGATGGTTTTATAAATCAAGAAGCTTTGTTGATAAAGTATAATTCTAACGGAGAAGCGCAATGGGCTACATATTTAAATGGTACAAATACAGATACTGGACGTTCTTTATCTATAGATTCATCTAATAATATATATATGTCAGGTTATTATTCATCTTATAAAATATTAACACTTACTAGTGCAAATGGTGCAAGTCAAATAGAATCTGATATAACATTACCTCCAGGAACTGGCGGATATTTAGTGAAATATGATTTAAATGGAATTGCAATGGGAGCAGCTAATTTGAAAGGTATTGGTACTATAAGTACTACAAATAATTTACTATCAAAAGCTATAGTAAAAGATTCCTTAAATAATGTTTATATAGCAGGTCAATATGTTTCATCTGTTCCAGTATATATAAATAATGCAGATAATACTGTATCTTCTATTTTATTACCAGCAGCAGCAAGTAATAGTGTATTTTTTATAAAATATAACTCTGAAGGTATAGCACAATGGGCAACTTATATGTCTATTAATTCAACAGTAAACTCATTAGCTATTGATTCATTAGATAATATTTTTATAACAGGGACATGCTCCGCAAATACTGTATTTTATAATTCAATTACATCAGGATCGTCCTATCCAACATCTGGAATATCTATTACAGGATCAGGTGCATCTCCAGGTTATTTAATAAAATATAATTCAAGTGGAGTAGTGCAATGGGTAAGTTATGTAAAATCTGATTCATCAGCATCTCCATTTTATGTAACAACAGACTCACAAAATAATGTGTATATAACAGGTAGTTATACAACTTCATTAATACCTCCAATAATATATAATGGAATAACTTCAGGATCTACCTATACAGCATCAACTATTAATTTACCTTCTGCTATATTAATTCCATACGCATATTTAATAAAATTTAGTGTCAGTGGTCAAGCACTTTGGGCAACCTATTTAAGAGGTAATTCTAGTGCTTCAGGATATTCCTTATCTTCAGATAGTTCTAATAATATTTATTTAGGAATGACATTTAATTCACCTTCACAAACAGTAATAATATATAATGGAATAACTACAGGATCTACATTTACTTCATCAGGAATATTATTTCCAACATCTTCATCATCAGCAAGTGGATTAATAAAATATAATTCTAGTGGTGTTGTACGATGGGCTACATATTTTGATGGTAATGGTTTAGACAGAGGATTTTCAACAAAAATTGACGCATCTAATAATATCTACATGACAGGTCAATATAGTTCATCAAATACTACACCACTTTATAATGCAATAACATCTGGTTCAACATATACTTCTTCAGGTATATCTTTACCATCAATTTCTTCTTCCACAACTGCTGCTGTTTTTGTAATAAAATATGATTCAAATGGAATTGTACAATGGGCTACTTATTTTGATAGTACAACATCTGATATAGGATATTCTATAGCTCTAGATTCTTTTAATAATATTTATATCACAGGTTATTATAGTTCATTATTACAAATACCACTTTATAATGCTATTACATCAGGATCTACTTATACCGCATCACAAATAACATTACCTTCTAATAATACAACTTCTACTTCTGCTGTATTTATTGTAAAATATAATAATGATGGTCAAGTATTATGGGCAACATTTTTAGATGGTACTAATAATAATGATATAGGATATGCTTTAACATGTGATAATAATAATAAATTATATGTAACAGGTAGTTATATTAATGTTTATGAATTAAATATATACAATGTTAATAATAATTCACAAATAGAATCATCTATAACCTTACCAGGAGCATATGCAGGATCAGGTGCATTCTTAATAAAATATAGCTAAAAGAATCATGATTTAAATAATAAAGATATTAAATACATAAACTAAAAACCATCCTATTAATTTTACTAAAGTTAATAGAATGAGTTCGTCTGACCTTATAAAAAAGCGTCAGGATCGTGCTAACTTTATAGGTACTGTAACAAAACAGCAAGCATTTAATCTAGGAATTACCAATTTTTTAAGAGGAGCAAATCAACCTGCAACAACTTCTGGACTTTTATCAGCTTCCGATGGAACTACTGATGTTACACCAAATCAACTAGCTTTAACTTTGGCAACTAATCTCGGTCTTACCGATCAAATTTTATTTTTTCAGTCGCTTGTTAATAATGGTGTAAGAACATCAACTCAAGCAACACAATTTAATCAAGTTGCATTGAGTAATCCTGAAACAGCAATACAATCATATAATTTACCAGCGCCAATACCCTCTCCAGAACCACCATCAGTTATTCAGTTAATAGTTGCTCAATGGGCTACTTATTTAAATGGAAATGGAGCTGATATTGGAAGATCAATTGCATTTGATTCTTTTAATAATATTTATTTAACTGGTGCATATGCATCATCAACAGGCCCTATTAAAGTACAAAATGTTGATGGTAATGGACAAATAGAATCTTCAATTGAATTACCAGTTAATTCATCAAGTGGTGCAGTATTTCTAATAAAATATAATTCAGTTGGTCAAGCACAATGGGCAACCTACATAAATGGTTCATCAACAGATGTAGGGTTTTCAATAACAATTGACACATCAAATGATATTTGTTTAACTGGTTCCTATAATAATCCAAATCCTAATCCAAATATAAATTTATATAACGCTAGCGGTAATGGTCAAAGTATGTCCTCTGTAACATTAGGTAATTCAGTTAGTGGTACAGCAGTATTTTTAGTAAAATATGATATGAATGGTCAAGTAAAATGGGCAACTTGTTTTGAAGGAACTGCAAATGATGTTGCAAAAGGGGTTGTAACTGATTCACAAAATAATATATATATTACAGGTCAGTATGCACAAACTCCTGCTTCAGGGCCATTGTATTTAAAAGATGTTAATGGTAATACACAGAGTGCTTCACTTGTATCTTTACCTGTTAGTGTATCTGCAACAAATTATTCAGTATTTTTAATAAAATATGATACGAATGGTATAGTTCAATGGGCTACTGCTTTAAATGGATCAGGTATTGGTGATATTGGAAATGGTGTAGCAATAGATTCTGATGATAATGTTTATATAACAGGAACTTATGTTCAAACAGTTACAGATGTTATACTAAAAAATGTTAACGGTACTACACAGGTAGATTCATCAATTAAATTGCCTCCAGTAATTAGTGGTGCATTATTTTTAATAAAATATAACTCAGATGGAGAAGCCCAATGGGCTACATATTTAGAAAGTAGTTTTTCATTTACTGAAGTTGGAAATTCTGTACAAATAGATTCTTCAGATAATGTATATGTTGTAGGTACATATGCTTCATCTGTTTTATTAAATTTGCAAAATGCTAGTTCAGATACTCAAGTTCCATCATCAATAAAATTACCAGCAACAACATCAAATAGTTCAGCAGGATTTTTAATGAAATATAATAAATTTGGAGAAGCTTTATGGGCTACTTGTTTAGATGGAACATCATCAGATTTTGCAACTTCTTTAGCAATTGACACTTTAAATAATATTTATATGGCAGGAGTTTATACTTCAAGTTCAGAAATATTCTTAAAAAATGCAGATGGAGATGGACAAGCTATTTCAAATATTTCATTACCTATTAGTATTAATCAAGCATCCTTTGTAATAAAATATAACTCAAATGGTATTGCTCAATCTGCTTCATATTTTGATGGTGATGGAAATGATCAAACTTGGACGATTAATATTGATTCTCAAAATAATATTTATATTTCAGGACAATATTCTTCAACCGCACTATTACCACTTCAAAATACTACAAGTGTTGGATATGAACAATCATCTGTAAAATTACCAGTAGTAACCAATGCAGTATTCTTAATAAAATATAATCAACCTTAATTTAAAAGAATCGTAATCTATAAGTTGATAAAGTTTTACCATTAAAATATATATCTCGTTTTACTTCAACACTTACACATGATAAAATACCTATAATAACTCCAATAGAAATAATATTTGCAGCAATACGCTCTTTTATTTTATCATAATCCATTCTATTTATTTACAAATTAACCTTTTATATTCGGTATTTCAATCGCATAACTTACGCACCCATCTATTGCTTTTGCAGAAATTCTTAATCCTTTTTGATTGCAAAATTCATCAACAGCATCTTTTACACCAAAATTGTAATAATTATTTGTTTTTTTTGAATTCATTTCATAGTCATGACCAGCAATAATTCCACCAGGTTTTATTTTACTCCAACTTATATTTAAATCTAATTTACAACCTGGATATGAGTGATCACCATCAATATAGATAAAATCAAAAAAATTATCTGGATAGTCATGTAAGATATTACCTGAAAATCCACGTCTTAAATCAATAATAGGTATATTACGTGTTGTTTCTAAAAGTTGTTCATACACTTTATCTAAATCATAGTTCATATAATTATTTCCATCAACATCTCCTGATCCTACAACACCTTGCCATGGATCAATTAATACTAATTTTTGTGGATTTGTTTCTAATAATTTTTGTGCAAATTCACCGCAAAATACCCCAATTTCACAAATTGTACTACCAGGTTTACAATAATCAAGAACCATATCATTACGGGTATAATAATATTTCATTAATACCTTCTTTTTTATTATTTATGTGTATCTTTAGATCCCATTAATTTCCAACAAGTTGCTTTATAATTCTCAAAATGCTTGAATAATTCTTCAAAAAAATCATTTACTAGTACAGGTTCTTTTGGTATAATATGATATAGTTTGAATACTTTGCATAGAATCTCTTGTTGTTTAACACTCACTTTCCAACCTGCTCCATGCAATAATGCGTCTTCTGCACAAGTTTGCCAACACAAATTTTCCACAGGATTCTGCATTTTTCCAGTCATAGCTAAAGAAACATCCATCAATATAATCAGTTTTTGTAAAACATTCTTTAGTGATTTGAATGACATTTGATCAAAAAAACGAAGTTCTAATCCATGTGCTCCGTGTTTATTGAAATTTATATCTAATCCAATATTCTCCATCGTAATATATTTTGTTTTACTATAGAGTCTATCATACCAAGGAAACCCTTTTCTAGGAATCTGTAAAATTTTTCCAATAGGCATTTTATGGGTATCATATGTTCCAAGACCAATGTATCTTGAAACTGCTAAACGTTGTGAACCTCTTGCAAAATTGTCTGAAATGGCTGAAAAAGGATCAGGAGATCCATAGCAGGCTACAAAAAAAGGTTCTAGCCATTGAATCAATCTTGCAAGTCTTTTATGCTGTTGTCTGAATATCTTCCAAAAAAGTGGATTACAAGACCAATTGAGTCGTGTTGGAAGTGTCAAATTTATATGAAGAGTTCCATTATTAAACATCGCAATATTTTTCAGATTTGTTACATAAGATGCAAAAGGCTCATTTACAGGATATGCTAAAGAAAGTGGTGCATAAGCAGTTAAAATACCTTGCTTAGGAAGTCTTTTTAATTCTGTAACAAACTGTTTTTCAGTATCCTCAAGTTCTTTTAAAATACTATCTGCATTTGTTTTATAAAAGTTCTGTGTAACAAATTCCACAGTATCACCATCAAACAAGAATTTATTCTCATAATTTTCTTTTAACCATTTACTATTTTCGCAACACCATTCAAAAAATGTTTTGCCGCTGTATTTTGGATTTGGTTTAGGAACTTTATCATAAGTTGTTTTATGATATCCATAAATATCTGTATGTGTAAGTGAATGACTGTTTATTAAAATAGGAACTGTTAAAGAGTTACTGTTTTCTGCAAAAATTTGTTGAAATGCAGACTTTAAAGCTTCTGGTTCGTAGACTCCGTAATAATTAACGCTATAGCGCTCTGGATTTAAAAATCCTTCAAAATGTTGAAATTCTTTTTTTTGAGATGTTTTAATATATGTTTCATGTTCTAAACCAAGACCCCAATAGTAATCAAATGGTTTATAGATTTTCAGATAATGTTTGTGTTTGGGTAGATTTCTATAGTGATAGAGATCCATACTCTATTTCTGATAAGTAAAAAAGATTTCATCAGTTTAGAAATAATGACGGACGATTGTTCTCCGCCACAACAAAGTTGGACAAGACCAAGATTTGATCCATTTCATGCAATGGATGATCAAAGAATTACATCCTATGCACTTCGTTATTATGTAAATCCTCCCGAAGCAAATTGTCCAACAACATTTCCTGTTGAACCTACTACACGTATTCAAAAAAGTGGTGACTCTTGGCCTCAAGCTCAATGGCGTACTGATGTGGAAACCGACTTGAAAGGTATTAATCGTTTTGGAAATCGTGTTCGTTGTGATAGTGTATTATACAATCCCGATACAAATAAAATGAATAATACTCCGCTTGAAAATGCTCAAGATGGCTCCTTTCCTTTGAATTTTAACAGACTTCATAATCCACCTTGTACACTTCGTGCCACTGGATGGAATCGTTGGCAACCACTTTTTCACGATCCTCAATTAACTTTTGAACAACCATTTGACTATTTCATACCAAGTCGTGATGTTGATAAACAACGTTGTTCTTCCTATCCTCGTAACCCTCCACCATCAAAAATAAGAGTTCCTCCTTACAATGGTTTAGAAGATCAGTCTAAATTTGGTCCAGCAGTCTCTCACTCAAGTGTTGAAGCACGTGCTTAGATGTATTATTTATTTTCTTAAAATGTTATTAATAAAATATACAAACCCACTTATAAAAGGTACACTATTTATTTTTAATATATCCAAAGAATAATGATTTTCTTTAGATATATATCTCGGCATTAAAGGTCCTGAATAAATAATTGAAGTTGGTGTATGATTTAAGTTTCTTGTCCCATCCATTTTAGTTTGTTGTTGGACTTTATAGTAACTATTTCTATCGCCAATTTTTTGTTAGAATAACTCTCATCTCTTTTAGAATAATGGAGGCAGCTGCATTAGCAGGACTTGTAGGAATAGGATGGGTTGTATCCCGACTTGCGGGCCCTTCCAAAAAAAAGAAAAATGAAGGCTTTCAATCCTCTCAAAATCCTTATCCAAAATCTGGTGAATTTCCTATGACTTTTAAACCAGGGAGTCAAACTGTTGCTCTCACTTCACCACCAACTTCTGCTCTTTCTCTCACTCCACAAGGTGCATCAGCTGTTGCACCTTCTCCTGAATTGGATATGATGTATAAAACAATTAATGGTCAAACATATCCATCCGAACCATCCCCAGGTCCTTATGGAATGCCTGTTGGATATGCTACACAAAGACCACCTCTTGCTCCACCAAACCCAACATCCCAGCCAGGACCAATGCCTTCAACTCTAGAAGATAGTACTGCACAAGTTCAGCTCAATCCTGCTGGAATAGAAGCAAATCCAGATTACTTAGATGGAAATGTTGTAAGTAGTTTAACAGGACAAATAATAAGATCAAGTGAATTTACTCACAATAATATGGTTCCTTTTTACGGAGGAAGTGTTAAACAAAATATGAGAGCCAGTGCCAATAACAGCCTCTTAGATACTTATACAGGTGCAGGTTATACACAAATTGCTAAAAAAGAAGTTGAAACAATGTTTGACTATCAACGTCCTTTTGGAAATCCATTTGGTCTTGAAAGTTCCACTGATTTTATTGAAAGTCGTATTAATACACCTGTAGCAAGAAACGGTGAAAGACCATTTGAACCAACCCGTGTTGGACCAGGTGTTGGTGAAGGTTACGGTATGACTGGAAAAGGTGGTTTTCAACAATTTGAAATTAATGAAATTATGAGACCAAAAACAACAGATGAACTTCGTGTAGCCACTGATCCTAAACTCACATATTTAACACCAGTTGTTCCAGGTCAACATTTTGTTGCAAATCCTGCTGATAATCCTGGTGAAGTTCGTAAATACAGACCTGATAAATTTTACATAGATCCAACACTTTCTCGTGCTGGAGCTGCTGCACCTGCTGATGTCCATAAAGAAATGTCAAGACCAATCCAAGTTCTTCCCGAAACAACTCGTACTGAGACTACATCCGAAGCATTTGGTCCTGCCGCTGGACAAGATACTTATCAAAGTTACGTTGCTGGTTCTTATCGTACACCTATGACACAGCAATTTGGTGGTGCTGGATTTCGTAATGGTGATTTAACATCCTATTACACTCCCGATATCGGTTCACCAGAAGCTGATTACGGTAAAAGCAGCTACGAAAACAGACCAAATGAACGTACCGCCACAAGTGAACGTACAATGGCACTCAACCCTGCTCCAGCCGATACAGGACAGGTAAGTGTTCGTTATTTAGATGACGCAAGACCTACAAGACGTGCCGAGGAAGAAGATGGTACAACACAACTTGGTCCTGGATATATTGCTGGTGGAGCTCCAAGTGTAACTGTTTGGGATCCAAATGATGTTGCACGTACAACTGTTAAGGAAACAACAATTAATTGGGACTATCGTGGTATTATGGCATCTGGTTCTGCTCCAAATCGTTTGAAAGTCTATGATCCAAAAGATATTGCTAGACCAACACAAAAAGCACAACTCAGTAATCGCCAGTATTATGGTTCAGGAAATAACGCAAACTGGGGTGTAATGAATGAAGACTTTGCTTACAACATGCGCACCAATCCAAACAAGGAACAAATCGCTAAAGGTCGTAAACCAATTGCTGGAAATGGTAACATTGCAATTTTTGAAGGAGATCCTGGTCGTCAAACTGCAAAACGTTTGACATCTGATGATATTAATGATCGTGCAAACTCAATAAATCGTGTTGATTCTTTACCACCAGGTGTTGGAGATCTTGGACAAATTAAATATCGTGTTCCTCTTCGTTTAGACGTTGCTGCTGAACGTAATACACCCGATATTGTTGAAGCAGTTGATGATAATCCATTACAACAAAGTTTACACAGAATTGCAGCAATCGCTGCAAAACAAGCTGCAAGAGCACATTAATCTTTTAACTTATAAAAAATCTAATATTAAAATCTGACATAAATTAATATTAGATGAGTATTACTGGATCTGAAAAAAAAGGTACGATAGATGAATATTCAAATTCTGATGAAAAAAGTGTTACATCGGAAACAAATAATACAGATTTAACAACAGTTGATGTAAAACTTCAGGATGAAAGGCAAAGTAAATTTAATTCATTATACAATACAATTAAACATAAATTTATTAAATCTCCACGGCAAAAAATTTCAAAAAATTACCAAAATAGAAAACGAAATAAGATTAATCGTGATATAAGTTGGTTTTACTGGAAAAAATATGTTGCCGCTGTATTTTGGGCACAATTATCAACACCAGTTAACCTATCAATCACTTTAATGACTGCTTTGACAACTGCTCAAGCAAATGCTCCTGATTTACTGGATGCTGAAATTTATAAAAAACTTACGATTGCAACCCTAGTTCTTACAGTCATCAATACATTTTTTAGACCACATGAAAAATCACAACAAAATAAGGATTATATGAAACAATGGAATGCAATAGGAATAGAATTTGAAAAAGTGTATTATAGTAAAAAAAATAATGTGGTAAATTCGTACGCTGGCAGCGATGAAGCGATTGATGATTATCAAGCAGTAGAAGATAAAGTTAACGAACTTCGCCAAAAAGAGGGACCTGATGTAACAAATTTTGTGATTGATTTTATACACATAATATGTTATTTTACTTGTTTAAAAAAATACAAGGTTTGGATTCAAATGGATGATTTTGAGACAGAAAATGGAACTTGGGTTTAGAAAAGATGCCATCCTGTAACTTTTATTTTGGTAAAATATTTGCACATCTTGCTGCTGCAACTTCCATTGCTGGTTTGAGCGCTGAATATACTGATATTGGAAATAAACTTTTACAGAGTCAAAATGTTTGGGTAAAAATGATTCTAAATATTTTAATTATGACTATTTTACTTTTTGGAGTATTTTTAACATCTCCTGGTGGAATACTTAAATACATATTTTTTGCTGCTTTTGCCTTTTGGATTGGACAAACTGTAAAACCTTTGGTGGATAGACTCAAAGATAAAAAAGCTTTACAGCAAACTATCTTTTTGACAACTGGAGTTTTTGCAGCGATGACAGCTGTTGGATTTTATGATAAACAGAGTCTTTTAGGATTTGGTCCATATTTACTTTTTGGTTTGCTTGGTCTCATTATTGCACAGATTGTTCTCCTTTTTGTAGACGAAAGCAAATTTGTTTTTGATCTTGTGCGTTTTTTTGGAGTAGCACTTTTTTCAGTTTTCACAGCTTTTGATGTTCAACTTTTGAAAGAATCTGCAAAATTCTGTAAAAAGCTAAAAAATTCTGGAAATGATCCCGACTATCCAAAAGAAAGTTTAGGACTCTTTTTGGATTTAGTTAATTTATTTGGACTTCTTGGAAATTCTGATTAGATGCTTAAAAACGTAAAAGAGATAACAATCAGTTATCTATGCGTCTTGCTTGGTTAGTATCTGGTCCAAGCGGTTCAGGAAAGTCCACATGGATTCGTAAAAGAGCTGAAAAACAAGGTGCAAGATTACTTCGTCACGCTGTACGTACAGATCGTTCGCTTCGTCAAGGACGTCAATATCTTTTCAGTCAACATCGCAGCAAAGAACCGACTTTAATTTGGCTAGAAGGTGCTGATACTCTTACAGCCGATGCCCAAGCTTTTTTACGTCGTATTTTGGAAACAGCTGCACCAAATGTTGAATTCGCTTTAGAAGTTCGGGATGAAACAACAATGAATCCACCACTTCTTAGCCGTTGTCAACGAATTTGTATGCCAAATACAAGTTTCCGAAAAATAGAGGCAATTCATTCACTTGATCGTCGTGGATATTCAGACTTGCGAAAAGTTCGTACAACCATGGCGCAGCGAATTGAACAATGGTCTCCAGGCACTACTATAAAATCAGCATGTGATGCAATAAGCCAAGCTAAAACACAAGGTCTTCTTCCCGACGCACTTCTCCATAAACTTTTAAAAACAGCGTCACAAGATGAACAAGTCCAAATTTACAGAAAAATGGGGGATGGTCTCAGTCCATGGATTCTTTTAACACATCTTGTTCTTAAACGCGTTTCATGTTAAAAAAAGGAAACAAGTAACTTTCTTAGAGTTATGGAAGCATCTGTATATTCAGAAGCAAAAGGTGAATACACCAAACAGCTTCAGTTATTTATTCTTCCAGCCTTTCACAGATTTTTTATGGATCTTTTACAACAGGCTGCTGCTGAAGAACCACAGGCTAAGCGTCAACTTTGGAAATTCCAAGAACTTTTGAGTCAAATTCCCGAATGGAATATTGATAAAGTTCAACGTGAAACTTCCAAAATTGTACATGATATTCAGTGTGACTATCTTGAAGAGCTTTTGACTGCTGTTTTTATCGCTCACACAAAAGTATTGACTGCAATTCGTGTAGGAAATAAAAATAAACGTGTGCAGATCACAATTCCAAAATTAGATCATTTTTTACATCGTGCACTTTCTGAATCAAGTCGTTTATTATGGTCATCAGCCTACTTATTTCACAATGAACTCAGTGCAATAGAAAAACAGAAAAATCACAGACAAATTGAACAACTTTTACAAGATGCTATTGCACAGGCTATACGTGGACTTTTACCTGTAAAAAATATACTCAAAGATTATCTCGCTGAACCTGAATCTGAACATGAAGCGGATGATGAAGATGACGATGAAGAAGATCACAAAAAAGACAGTTCTGAAAAACATGAACCTGTTAAAGAAACAGTAGAAGAACCTGTTAAAGAAACAATAGAAGAACCTATTAAAGAAATCGTAGAAGAACATGTTAAAGAAACAGTAGAAGAACCCATTAAAGAAACAGTAGAAGAACCTATACAAGAAATCCAAAAGGTTGATGAGACACTAAAAGTTGAAGAAGAAATTCAAATTCAAGAAAAAATAGAGGAAATTCCTGCTATTGCACCAATTGCTTTAACAAAGATTGATCCCGAAGTAATACAGGAACCAAAACAACAAGAACAAATACCTGAAATTAAGGAAGAAACAAAACAAGAACCTGTAACACCAACAATTGTTGTAGAAACAGAACCTGGTGTAAGATTTACAGATTATGATCAAATAATTCAAAAACGTGGTGAAAAAACACACATTGACTATATTGAAAAAGACAGAAGTTCTTCAGAAGATAACGAACAATTCATGTTTGCCAGTGATGATACTGAACCGCTTTCAGACTTTGAAGATTTATTGGAAGAACATGGTGAAGCCTTAGACGAAGATGATTTTGAAACCTTATAACTACTGCGCTAAAGTTTCATCCACAGATTTATAAAGTTTGTCAGAATAATGGATATGCTTGAAAACCCATCTTTTTTTGCAAGTGTGGTTATTGGTGGTATCCTTCTCGCAGCAATAAGCGCTGGATTTCAATATATGAATGAAGAAAACAATAAACAAATAAAACCAAAAGCTGTTTTACGTGATGGTATACTTGGTGTTATTTTTACAGCAATGGCTTGGTCCTTCTTTCCCGATACTATGAGCGATTTATCAAGTTCTGTCACCTCCAAAGTTTCAGCTGCAACCACTGAATCTGTAAAATCAGCTGTCAGAAGTGGTGGTACTGGTGGAGGCTTTGAATATGATATCCAAGTCGGTCCAGCAAGATTCTAAAAATTTAGTATTTTTTCTGAAATATTAAATTTTTTAAAAAATTTGAAATAATTTAGACAGGTATTTTAATATAATTTCCAGTCACTTCTGTTTTCAGTAAAAATTTGCCAAATACAGTTTTTCCAAGTTGCTCTTCTGGAACTGCATCCCCAACTTCTTTTGCGATTGCAGCATATAAATCAAAACCAGGATACTTTTCTTCACCAAATTCAGTTTCTAAAATACTTTTTTTGGATTTTGTACGAAGCCATATCCAAAGTAAATTAAAAACAGCATGTTCAGTTTCCCGAACTTCCCAGCTTCCTTCTTTTGTTAGTATTTGACCTTTTGGATTTGATGGTGGATTTCTGTGATAAAGTCCACGAAGAAGACTGCATGCAAGTCTACAAAGATCAAAACTTTTGTTTGGAAAGATTCGTGGAAATTCTTCTTCTAAAATTGGACCAAAATTGTACATACCATACGCGTCATGACCGTCATTGTAGTCACTGCTGACAATTGTAAAATTATTCAGTGAAAAAATGGATCTTCCATAATCTATTATGCTAAAGATGTAACCGTGTGTTGGAATTTTCCACTTTCTTCCTTTTGTATCAGAATACAGTAAAAATTCAGCGGAAGTTTTTTTCCAGAGAACATTGCATGTATGAAGATCATTGTGTGTGAGACGAAGAGTATTTTGTAATTGTGTTAAAGCAGCACAAACTTGAAAAAGCCAGGCAGTCCAAATAGATTCTTGCTCTGGTGTTTTTATTGGAGCATATTCTTTCATTTCCAAAAGATCATCCATAGTTCCTTCAAAACATTCTAAAAACTGTATTGCAACAGGCATATTATAAAGTTCTGCATGCATATCATATTCTTCTGTAAATGAATCATCTGATGCTGTTGACATGCTGTGAACTGTTTTTGGTGTTGTTCCTGGTCTTCTTGAAATAGAAACAAATTCTGAATCTTGAATCTGTAAATCAATTTCTTTTAGTTCTGGAATATCTTTGTCTACATCCATTATTTCAAAATCTCCTAAGCTTTCAGCTCCAAGAGAATTGTCATCTGTTTCTTTTTCGCTTTCATCATCTTCATCATCTTCATCTTCATCATCAGTATCATCGTGTAAAAATTCTGCGTCAGGTTTAAATAATTTTTGGATTTCTTCCAAAGTTAACCGACGCCCTGATGGTTTTTCAATCACACGAATTCCAAATTCTTTATCTTCCAAACCTTTCCAAAACCAGTTTGTAAAACGAAATTCTTCAAAATCATCTTCCAAATTGTAATAAAATATATCGGTTACTGCACGAAATGCGCCATAAAAATCACAGAAATGTGGTGAATTTAAATGAGTTTTGATTTTACTTGCCATGCAACTTGCCACACAATCAACGTAACCTTGATTTTCTGGACAAATTATTTCATCTTTTTGATATTTCCAGATGAATGGATGTGATGGACGTTCTTTGAATCGTAACCAGTAATATGGATCAACAAGTGGCATCATTTTTTTAAAAGCTTTTACACGTCTTGGAGGATTATCAACCGTTAACCAACCTGTGGATGCTGATGAATCTATTGGTTCCCATGATACAAGTGAACACCCGGGATCAATTGTTAAATTTTTATCACGCAACTTTGATGGAACAATTTCCTTATATAAACTGATTTTGTTTTCAGCCAAAGAAAGGTTTGGATGTGATGCAAGAAAGCTTGGAGAAAGTTCTTTTTGAACTTCACAAACATCAAGCATAAATTTTTCTCCCGATGCCGCGTTTTTTTGCACTGGTTTTCCTCCTCCATGTTTTCCCTTTGGTGGCATAATAACTCTCTTCGGGTTTTCGTCTTTTTGATTAGTCACTTTCACGCGTATTGTTTTATTCAAATTTTTAAAATTATTCACTAGAATTATAATCAAATGTCAGCACCACAAAAACCAAACCCAAATTCTTTGAGTGCACAGAGTGTCCGATTAAGAAAATTTGATATGAAAATGATTCCACAAGATGCAGTTTGTGTTTTTATTGGTCGTCGTCGTACTGGTAAATCAACTCTTGTAAAAGATTTATTATATCATCACCAAAATATTCCAATGGGTACTGTTA